ATGGATAGTAACCATGGTAGTTTAGTATTTAGAAAAGCAACTAGATATGGTTTGCCTCACGAAGTATTTCAATCTTATAATAAGATGTTAGGTGTAGGTAAAGGTTGGACGTGGCATGAAGATTTGATTTTAAAAGCATCCAATGGTCAAAAAATTTACTTCTGCCATGGTAAATATAAAGATGTTCTAAAAGTAGCACAACAATATGGTATGTGTACTGTTCAAGGACATTATCACACACAGTTCAAAATAGATTATTGGAGTAATCCCAATGAACTACTTTGGGGTATGCAAGTTGGATGTTTAATTAACATGAAAAGTTTAGCTTTTGAATATAACAAACTTCAGAAGTGTAGACCAGTAATAGGAACAGGAGTTATCATTGATGGATTGCCTAAATTAATCCCAATGGTTTTAAAAGACAATGGCAGATGGAACAGAAAAATTACCTAGAGGTATAAGAAATAAGAACCCAGGCAATATCAAACTTGGTACTGAATGGGATGGACTGGCATCAGAGCAATCTGATCCAGTTTTTTGTATTTTTGACGAAGCTGTAATGGGTATCAGAGCTTTAATGAAAATACTTTTAACATATAGATTTACTCACAAAAGAACTAGCGTAGACGACATTATATCCAGATGGGCACCACCCTCTGAAAATGATACTAATGCTTACATAGATTTTGTGTGTAAAGAAATAAACGTAAATCCTATGGATAAACTCGATAACAGTATCGAGCATTACTTACCACTTGTAAAATCAATTATTCGTATGGAGAATGGAAAACAACCTTATAACGATGAGTTGTTGGTGGAAGGAATGTATAGAGCATGGGAAGGATATCCGACTGGTTCTTCAGCATCTTAGAACGCTGGAGTGCTAGAATTCATGTATACGCATGGAACAAAAGATGGAGTAAACATAAATGGATTCGCTACCAAGGTAGTCGAACAGGCTTTATCTATACTTTAAGAAAGGATTAATATGTGGTTGAATATATTATCAATGGGTCTTAAAACAGCAGGACACATTTACAAAAATAAACAAAGAACAAAGATGCTAATGTCAGATGCACAATCAATGCACGCTGAGAAAATGGCAAGAGGTGAAATTGAATATAAAGCGAAAGTTATTGAGAGTAATGATAAAGGTTGGAAAGACGAATTTGTTCTTGTTCTCGTATCTTTGCCTATCCTTGTATTGGTGTACTCTATTTTCACTGACGATCCTGAGATACGTGCTAGATTAGATATGTTTTTTGAATATTTTAAGCAGCTACCTTATTGGTATCAAGCTATATTTATAGGAATAGTTTCAGCTATTTATGGTTTAAAGGGTGCTGATATAATGCGTAAACCTAAGTAGATGGATAAAGCCGATTTCCAGGATATTATTAATGAGTACAAAGAACAAGTACGTACTCTTAAAGCACAGATTTCAGAATTAGAAGATGCTTGCAAATCTAAAGATGCAGCACTTAAAAGATCTTTACAGAAACTTGAGTATACTGCTCAAGATTTAGATGAAGCTCAAGAAGAAATCAAAGATGCTAAAAAAACAGTGGAAAAAAAACCAGAATAAAGAATACATAGTTGGTCCATGTAAATGGTGCCAAAAAGAAATCATTAATACAGAAGCATTCGTTACCTTTGCAAGCAAAGAACACGCTTGTATTAAATGTTATAAGAATTCTGGGCATATGCTGCCTTTCTGGGATAAGGAACATAAATGAAAGTATCAGATAACACAGCTATAAGTATGCCTATGCGTAACTTACTGTCAATATTGGCAGCAGTTGCTGTAGGTGTATGGGCATATTTTGGTATTATTGAAAGATTAAATAATATTGAAACAAATTACAAACTTATGACTAGCGATTTAGAAAAGAATACTGATTTTAGAATCAAGTGGCCGAGAGGCGAACTTGGCTCTCTGCCAGCTGATTCAGAACAATTTATGTTAATAGAACACATGGCAGGACAAATAGAACAACATACTAAACAATTAGAAGGTGGTATGCACAATAAAGTTAATATAGAATTTTTATCTAAGCAAATGGAAAAAGCTCTAGAAGATATTGAAAAATTAAAAGATAAAATTAGAAAGAATGGTAATCATCAATGATAGAAACAGTTTTTGCACTTTTATTAATTTGGGATCATGAAATTAAGGAACATCGTATTCAACCTAGTTTAAGTCAATGTCTTAAAGCAAAAAGAATTGCCATGAGAGATAAAAAACCTAGCGATAGAGTTACTTATAAATGTATTAAATCAAAAGCTAATATAGAAATCTATATGGGAGAGAAGAAAATTACTTCATTGATATTAGAATGATAGAAAAATTAATGACAATGTTGGTAGGAATTTTATTAGCTTTAGCTGGTTGGAGTCTTTCTCGTACATTTGAATTATCTACTATCCAAGCAGTACATGAAGATAAAGTACATACACTTCAAGCACAAGTTTTAAAACTAGAAGATCAAGTAGATAAAATGATGGATTCAGATAAAGAAATTATGGACCAACATAAAAAACTATTTGAAGTTTTAGATAATCAACCCTCAACAGGATATAATTATAACTAATGGATATAAAAGATAAAATTGTAGGACTTGCTTTGATAGCTTTAGTTTCGCTTATTGGTTGGAACTTACATGCTACTTGGGATCTTAAATCTGAAGTAATGAAGATCCAACAAGATCAAAAAGTTTTACATAAAAAAATGAATAAGGTTCTTAAGAAGGTAAAGAATAAGAAGAACTGAAATGAGGATATATTTACTTTTAATCTTCCTTCTTTTAGTTGGATGTAACAGTGTATGTCCTGACAAAACTACTGTTGAAATAGGAGTAACAGAAACAGATAGTAAGAACGATAAACTACAAGAAAAGAAATCTATTACTCAAACTTGGAAATGGGGAAAGAAGAAGTGTGCAGAAACGTAATAAGAAACGTAACCCTATTGCTAGACAGTTAAGACTCTTTAGATACAGAATTATTAAAAGTAAGAAAAGATATAAGAGAAAGAATAGAGATAACTCTATAGAATTAGTTCCCTAGGTTTAGGATCTTCTTTTGGTTTACCATATACATTAAAACTAAAAGATCTACGTTCTCCCTTTGATCTAAAAGGATATACCATGTGGTACATCCACCAAGGAAAGATATAATAATCACCAACCTTTGGTCTAATCCTTACAGTATTATTTGAGAACAAATGGACTTGTCCATATTGCATTTCAATACCACCAGCAGATGGATAGTGATCATTATCTTCTTTCTTCCATTCTTCTTCAATGTCATCAGGTAGTTTTAAATAACCTACACAAGACACATGACAATTAGTATGATAATGAGCTGGGTTAAAATCACCAGCAAATGTACGAACATACCATCCAGATTTGAATATTATCTTCTGTAATTCTTTGTGGTTCTCAGGATGTGCTTCTATATAAGCATCCATTAACTTACCAAAGTAAGCACCCCATTTAGAAAATGTTTCAGGTGAGATAACTAATTCTTGCTTAACATTACCAACAAGTTCATCAGAAAAATCATGAGTTTTTTTCTTAACTTCATGATCCATAATATGTTCACAGTCTTTATTAAAATCATTAATGAGTTCTTGTGGTAATTTACAATGACCAATTGAAGGACCAAATGGTCTATAGATTTTAAGTTCTTTATTCTCTTTATTTAAATCACTATAATGACTCATGAGTAATCTCTTTCTAATATCATTTCTAAGTAATGTATAGCCTTCTCTATATCTTTCTTTTTACCTTTAAGATGATGCCTACATATATACTTTATTGCGTTACCTTCTGCAAATAGAAGTTTATTTTCATTAATAAAATGTGCAGGTTGCACTTTCATATTTTTATAATGTGTTCCATCTACTTGTTTATTAAGTGATTCGTATGTCATATCTTTGAATATATCCTTATGTGTCATTAAATGTTAATCTATAGTTTTTCTCTTTATGTGGTCTATCTGACCTATTCTGAATAACTTTATGTTGTGTATCAGTTAAGTTATATATATCAAGTTTCATAGCTTTTGCAAACTTAGTAGATGCATACTCTGAATTTATATCAGCAAAATGACATATCATTTTAAAGTCATTAGAATTACTTGTAAGCCAAGCAATAGCTTCTCTTTTATCAATGATTTTATATTTATGTAATCCATTATACATAGCATCCTCAATTGCTTGAGTGATAATTGCCCTGAACAATCTAAGTTCAGGACTTTTTGTCACTAGATTTTACTACTTCATAAGTAGATCTTATATGAGTCATAGGACACTCCTCATAAGATAAAGATTTAGGATCTAAATTATTTATAGCTTCTAATGCTTCTCTATCTGTATCAGCAACTATAAATATTTCTGTTACACAAGGTACATAGACCCATCTTCTAAATTTATACAACATTATTTTTACGTCTACTAGCTTCTAAAGTTCTAAACAGATCTATTATAAGACCTTCTTTATCTCTCTTATTCTCAAGCGTACTTGCTTTAACTTCTGCTTGAAATAGTTCTTCAACAGCATTCTTATAAGTATCGCTTGCATAGAATGCTTGTTCTTTGGCAGATATGCTTTTAAGACTGTGTTCACCAGTGATATATAATGCTTTCTTTCTTTTAAGTAATCTATCCAGATACTTAACATTAGCATTTGCTTCTGCGTTTTGTTCATCAGTCTCCGATAGGAATTTTAAGGCATCTTCCAATCGCTTTTCTGTAATCATTTTTATCCTCCTTTAAATATAGTTTATATAATTTTAATACTAATACATCATTTTCAAACGTACTAATACCCATCATTTCCAACTCAACTTTAAACTGTAAGTAATCCATTTCATTTTTTATCTACAGGTTTACAATAGGTTAGCATAACTTGATACTCTTTAGTATCTATTTTATAAAAGATACCAACTTCTTTATCTTCTCTAGAATATAAATTCTCTTGCACATATTCCTCACAAGTTTGATAATCTACAAACTTTTCTTTTAGAATATATTGCATTCCTAATTTCTGTGGATTTACTTCTCCTGGTACAAATAGTAACATTAATAATTCTATCATAATATTTATTCTTTTAGCACTAGGTAGCTATTAACTACCTAGCGTTTCACTTATCGAGGGAGATAATATGAAATTGTTAAAATGGTGCATCTGCAGGTAAATCTTCTACGCTATCCATTTTAGCTTGTAGAATTTTACGTACTGCATCATCAATCATTTCAAATGTATACCACATATCACCATTAGAACTTGTTACAGTACCTGATGTAAATTTACCTGACTGAATTGCTGCAGCTAATAAGTTACTCATAGTTAATCTGTATTTCTCTTTCCATTGAGCACTTAAATCTCTAACAGTTTTAACTCCTTGTGGACTTACCATATTACCACTAGGTACTGCAACTTCACCATTAAGTAATTCAATTGATGTAGCAGTTTGGTATTGTTTACCATTCTTACTTGTTCTAACTGGTTGTGCTGCTATCTTTAATCTGGCACCTGATTGCCATCTTGAAGTACCTAAAGCCTCACCATATATGGTCATATCTGTACCATCATCTTTAGTAACGTATACAGTTACACCACCATTATCTTTTTCAAATGCACGTTTAAATGAGCATTCAAATGTTTGTGTTTCCATTTTGTTCCTCTTGTTTATTTGTTTTATTATTTGTCCAAATCGTTGCATGATTTATATCCTATTTCCATGCATCTGACCATACTTTTCTTGCAAATTCTTCAGCACCTATCGACCATGACCATCTCCAGCTGTCAAAGGTCAAAGGAAACATTCGAACAACATCTTCTTTTGTATTAGCAATTTCTAAAATATGTTCTATTGATTTGAAGGTCTGAATTAATACTTCTAAATGTCCTATATGATCACCTAAATCTGCAGTATGATTATCCCAAGCAGATGCATATAAAAGTAAACATTCTTTATTGAATAGTTCACGATATAAAAATTGCTGTCTTAAATGATCAAGTTTAGGATGTTTTGTAGGCATAATTCTACCCTTTTGTCCTCTTTTTTCTTCTGCTTTAGTTTGTTTGTATCTCCAAATTTTAGCAGTTGCTTTGGTATCAACAATATAATCGTTGAATTCAAAGTCTGTTTTTGCAACTATAGGTAATTTTAATCCTTCATAATTACCATTATATTCTTTTTGATAATTAATTAATTTACCATATTGTTTTAATTCTTTAACAAATGTATTTGCTATTTTAGCTGTCCATTCATATTCATCATCTGTTTGTAAACCTTGATATTTGTTTACATATTGAATCTTAGCATCTTTTGCTATATTATTTTCATTAGTGATTTGATTTATTAATGCATGATGAGCTGCCTCCTCAGCAGCATTACCCATTTTTATTCTTGCATTTTCCTCTGTTTTGAATCCATATAATTTTTCTATGATCCAAATTTGTGGACAATCCAAAAATGTATTTCCAGCTGAAGCTGAATGATGCTCGATTATTTTCAACATAATTATCTCCTTATGGTTATTAATGTTCAAAAGTTTATTAGTAATTCTTATAACATACCTCTTAATATGTTAAAAGGTAAAATTACTATAAAAAGTAGTAGGCAATATAAAATATA